AGATTCCCGATCACGTGCTCAAGAAGAACAAAACTAAAACCGGGGCAGTTGATAAACTCAAAGATAAATCACTAGCTGAACAGGAGCGCCTGAAAAAACAGGCCCAGAAGTCTAAGCCAGATGTTCACTCCCAAGTGAGCGCGCATACGCGCCGCCTCGCAGGTATTACGAGTAAATACTTCTTAGAGGGCGAGAAATGTTATAAATATGATAAGACAAAATTGAAGAATGTCCGAGTGTCGACCGGCCGGTGCAAGGATTAATAAGAAATGAGTCGTTTTGAAGCCAAAAATAATTTATCAAACCCTCAAATGTTTGAGGAGAGGCTGGACTATAAGCAAAAGGCTTTTACAATTTATGACCCCGTTCCCCTCGACATGATTTACGAAAAGCCTTTTTATGGAAAAGTTGATAAAGAGGGGCACTCGATCTATCCTACAGAAATTAATATGACTCAACTTCCGGGCCAAGGGCTTTTATTGCTTCATGATTTTGCTACAAAAGCTTTTGTTGATCTTAAGGGCGTAATAGATTTCAATATCCGCACAAAAACTCAGCGGTTTGCAAACTTATTTCCCAATGGTTTTGTCCCTCGTTCCGCCACAAAGAGCATGCACAAACTTTATCAAGAACACTTTGTGGATAATGTTTATGATACTTTTATAAATGATTATGTTATAGCGTCTCGAAAAAGCCGAATAAGAACTTTTCCAGATTTTGTGAAAGAATTTGTTAATTATACTTCTACCATAAAAAATATATTTCCAGTATCCCGAACTGGATTTATAATGTCGCCATTTTGCCCTCATGCTATTAGTGGTCTAATAGTTGAAATTGCAGATATGGCAATGGATGATGACACTATAAAAGATGATGAATATCTTTCTAAAGAAGCTTTTACTGATTATGCAAGATTAGCTGCAGCCTTTGGCTTTTATGTCGATAAGAATTGTCCTTGGCGATTGGCTGTTAATGTGGATCATCCTGTTACTGCCAACTATATGGCCGCTTTTGGAACTTCTTATAAAGATGGTGCCGTATTTAAGGATTATTTTTACAGGTCTGAATTCTATTCTTATGATGACTTTAAAGCTAGAATGTGGTATGCATATAAATCCATGGTTCTCGATGCCGATACCACATGGTTTGGGATACTACATACTATTAAAAATTGTGCCCCTCCTACTTGGGCAGATGTGGCCAGCGGTCAATTTAAAACAATCCCTAAAGAGGGATTTTTAGAAGATGTTTCGGATGATTTTGATAATGACTTTCAGAAAAATTATCCAGATTCTTTTTTCTTGCCTTATTATTTTAATATTCGCTTGATTGAGAGTCAAAAAGAATTTACTGCAAGACAACACCAAGTTAAATTAAAAAAAATCTTACGAGCTAACAGCAAAAAAGGAATTGAAAAAGCATTAGAGCTTCTAGAAGGTTTTACACAACAATCAAACATATATGTTACGAAGGATGGGGCTCCATATCCTCGTCGTATAAAATATTTTGGAAAAAGTGTAACTTCTGGCTTGCATTCTTATGAGGAACCTGTTAAAGTGACATTATATGGTGAGGTTGAGGATGAATCAGCGGAGCCCACTCTTAACGATATTTTAGAGGCCCTTGAACCGGCTATTGATCCTGAAGATGCAGAGTGATCTAGAATAAATTCACCGCCAAAGATGAAACATGAGCAGAAGGTAAGCGCCCCAGAAATGATTTTTCAAACATTTGATGACAAAAAAGATTGTCTTGCGGTATATGTTGACGAAGAGCTTTATACAAAAAAGCTTCCTGAAAAGAGTCTCACTCATACGTGGGATTATTCTGAAAGTATGCCGGATTCAACAATTCAATACGCCAAATATTATTGTGGGGGACGGTCTTTAACTGAAGTATGTCCTTCTCAACTAGTTGATGAGTGGGAATTAATTAGACATAAGCTGAAAGCTTTCCACACCTCAACAAAAGAAGTTAAATTGAATTTAAACGATTATTGTTATTTTGATTTGCTTCCTGTACATGTACTATTAAAGTATGGAAAAATCAAAAATCAAATATCAGCTCATGTGTTTAAAAACTATAAAAAGCCAGATGATTATGGCTTTAGAGTTAATATCGCAAAGATTTTAACAGAGATAAAAAATAGAAAATTAAATATTGATTTAAGTTCAATGAGAAACAGGAGATATGATTTTAAGGTCAGACAATTTCTTAAAAAACTTAAGGCAACGGAACCTTATATATGTTATAACATGTATGGAACTAAAACGGGGAGACTGACGGCGACGCAGTTTCCTATTCTTACGTTACACAAGAGTTATCGTAAGATTTTAAAGCCCAATAACCATTCATTTTTAGAAATGGACTATAACGCAGCCGAGCTTCGTGTTATGATGAGCCTTTCAGGGAAGGATCAGCCGAAAGAAGACATTCACGATTGGAATATGAGGCACGTTTTTAAGAATACCAACACAAGAGAAGAAGCTAAGAAGAGAGTTTTTGCTTGGCTTTATAATCCCGAATCTAAAGATTATGTTTTAAATAAAGAATATGATAGAGATTTTGTGGTACAAAAGTACTACAGCGACGGCCAAGTGACAACCTTTTTTAACAGAATAATTGATTCTGATGATCACCATGCATTAAATTATATTATTCAGTCAACGGCTGCTGACTTATTTTTACGCCAAATGATTAAAGTATGGGAATATTTAAAAGATAAAAAATCTAATATTGCTTTTTGTTTGCATGATTCTCTTGTAATTGACTTACATCATGATGACGAGAATATAATTCAAGAAATAAAAGAATTATTTGCCGATACTGAATTAGGACGCTTTAAAGTAAATGTTTCCCATGGCAAAAATTTTGGTGAAATGGTGGAAAGTAAAACATGAAAACGATCATCGGCTTAGGAACTGCTGGATGCAATATTGCTGCTAGCTTTTCGAAGTACCCTCAATATAAAATATATAAAATCAATAAAGGGTTGCAAAGTTCAAAGGATTGTTTTGATTTTCCGGAATTTAAAACTTTAGAAGAATACGAAAAGAAGTGTCCAAGCTTTAAAAAATTTTTTAGATATGTGAAGGGGGATGTTTTGTTTATTACTAGCTGTGGAAAAATATCTGCCGCTAGCCTGCGAATATTGGAACAGATAAGACACAAATGTAATATAAGTGTTTTGTATGCTCGCCCCGATTGTTCTTTGCTCCCGGGATTAAAGGTAAAAAACAATAATGTAATTTTTGGGGTATTGCAAGAATACGCACGGTCAGGGCTTTTTAAAAGAATTTATCTAGTTGATAATGTTGAGTTGTCTAAAATAATTGGGGACGTCCCCTTACGAGAAATACACACTCAAATGAACGAATTAATATCCTCTACCATGCATATGATTAACGTCTTTAAACATTCTAAGTCTGAAATTGACACTTTTGATGAGACACTGGATTCTGCTAGGATATCAACTTTCAGTTTAGTTTCATATGAAGGAGGGGAAGAAAAATTATTTTTTGATCTTGACATTCCCAGAGACAAGTGTTATTATTATGGAGTGCCTGAAGAAATGTTAAAAACTGATGGTACTTTAATGAAAAATATCTCAGAACAGCTTAAAATTTTGAAACAGTATGATAAAATAAAAGTCAGCTACGGGATTTTTTCAACAAGCTATGATACACCTTATATTTATGGCTTATTGAATAGTTCTGTGGTACAAAATGATAATTTTAGACTTGACAAAGAAATCAATTTATAGTATTATAATAAAATCAGCAGTGTGAGAGAGTCATCACGCTGACTAAAAGGAGAAAAAAATGACTATTGATATGAAGAAAATGAGAGAGCGCAAAAATGCTCTTGAAAGTAAAGGGGGCAACAATCGTTTTTGGCGCCCGCAAGATGGGGAACAAACTATCCGTATTGTTCCTACTGAAGATGGAGATCCGTTCAAGGATTATTGGTTCCATTATAATGTTGGAGATAATCCCGGCTTCTTGAGTCCAAAGCGAAACTTTGGCGAAGACTGTCCGTTGGATTCTTTTGTGCGCCAGCTTTGGCAGGAAGGCACAGAAGATAGTAAGAGAATGGCGAAAAAGCTTTCTGCTCGTCAGCGTTTCTTTGCGCCAGTTATTGTGCGTGGAGAAGAAGATAAAGGGGTTCGAGTTTGGGGTTTCGGTAAAACCGTTTATGAAACTCTCTTGAATCTTGTGCTTAATCCGGAATATGGAGATATTACCGATGCTGAAGCGGGGACTGATCTTGTCCTTGGTTATGGAAAGCCATCCGGCGCAACCTTTCCAGTAACTCAGATTACGCCTAGGCGCCGCAGTTCAACGCTTTGTAAGGAACCTGAGAGGTGCCGTGAATTTTTGGAGTCTGTACCGGACTTTGATGAACTGTTTGCAGCTAGTCGAAAGTCTTTTGCAGAGGTGCAGGGGATGCTAGACGAATTTCTGTTGGGAGATGGAGATCCCGAAGAGAATTCCACCGAAACCACCAAATATGATGGTGGCACCGAGAAAGAAGCCACTAGGGGGACTTCCGTGGATAAAGCTTTCGCAGATCTTCTTGGTAAATAATCTGTAAACCGCAGGGAGGCATGGGTTTACAGATGCCTCATTTTTATACACTATAGGAGTTTTGATATGCCTAAGAAAAAGGCTGGCAAGCTTTCTATTGAAGATATGCGCAAGCTTATCAACAAGAAAGCGGGACTAAATGTTGCACACAATTTAAATAAAGACAGCCCAACAATTGTAAAAGAATGGATTCCTACAGGATCGAGATGGCTTGACAGTATTATTTGCAGAGGGCGCCTGGCAGGAATTCCCATTGGAAAGATTGTGGAGATTGCAGGCCTTGAATCAACCGGCAAATCATATATGGCGGCACAAGTTGCCGCTAACGCTCAAAAGATGGGCGTTGATGTTGTTTATTTTGATTCAGAATCCGCAATTGATCCGGGCTTCTTAGAAAAAACCGGCTGCAATGTTGATGATCTGTTGTATGTACAGGCAACCTCTGTGGAATTTGTGCTTGAGACAATTGAAGAGCTTCTTGGATCAAACGAAAACAAGATGCTTTTTATCTGGGATTCACTAGCATTAACGCCCGCAATCTCAGATATTGAAGGAGATTTTAATCCTCTTTCGTCCATGGCCGTTAAGGCCAGAATCCTTGCAAAAGGCATGTCAAAATTGACAGTTCCCATTGCGAATAGTCAATCGACATTTCTTGTTTTGAACCAGCTTAAAACAAACATCACCAGGAGCCCCTCAGAGACCCTCACAACGCCTTATATGACTCCTGGGGGTAAAGCTATGGTTTATGCCTACTCGTTGCGTGTGTGGCTCACAGGGCGCAAAGCAAAGGCTTCTTTCATCACAGATGACAAAGGCTTTCGAATCGGTTCAGAGGTCAAGGTAAAACTTGAAAAATCACGATTCGGGACAGCCGGTAGACAATGTAATTTTAAGATCCTATGGGGAGATGAAATCGGAGTGCAAGATGAAGAAAGTTGGCTCGACGCGATTAAGGGTTCACACCATTTAGTTAATAGTGGCGCATGGTTTGCGCTCACTTATGTTGATGGCACCACTGACAAATTTCAGACCGCAACCTGGAAGAAAAAACTTGAAGATCCTAAGTTTAGGCAAAGAGTTTTAGAGATCATGGACGAAGAGATTATTATGAAGTTTGATGACCGTACAGGTTCAGCAGAATCTTTCTATGAAGAACGGGAATAAACTCTTTTTGCTTACTAATTAATAGTATTGAGGGAGTACAGGACATGAAACTAAAACAATCGAGATTACAACAAATTATTAAAGAAGAATTAGCTATTGTTTTAGAGGACAACCTTGGAACCGGCCCCGCCCTCGCAGCTGCGGAAGACCAAGAAGGCATCTCTGACCGTGCGTCCGGTATTATGCAAGAAGATGACACGTGGATTCAGGGCGCCGAAGAAGATATTGAAAGGCGCGGTACCGAAGGTGTTTGCACTGGAGATAAATTCGGTGGTCCCACCTGTAAGCCCGGTACAAAGCGCTACAATTTAGCCAAAACTTTCCGTAAAATGGCAAAGAAAAAAAAGTCTTGACAAGTCTGATTTAATTTGGTAGTATACTCTTTATGAAGAGAGTAATGATTATTGACGCCCTCAATCAATTTTTGAGGGCTTATATTGTTAACCCAAGTTTATCTACAAATGGAGACCCCATTGGTGGAACTGCTGGGTTTCTTAAAATTCTGCAAAAACTTTGTCGAGAGATTAATCCTGATAGGGTTATTGTTTGTTGGGATGGTAAAGGTGGCAGCGCAAGAAGAAAGATTGTCAACAAAAACTATAAAGAAGGGAGAAAACCCTTACGTCTCAATCGAGATATTAAAAATCTTACTGAGGAAGAGGAACTTCAAAATAAGATTTGGCAGCAAATACGGCTTGTTGAATATCTAAATAATTTCCCAATAACTCAGTTAGTTTCAGATGGCTCAGAAGCAGACGATGTAATTTCTTTTATTACACAACATCCTGGTTTTTGGGGCTGGCAAAAAGTAATTGTCTCAAGCGATAAAGATTTCTTTCAACTGCTTGATAATGAAACTGTCCTCTACCGACCAACTCAAAAAGAAATATTAAACAAAAAAAATATTGTTGAGAAGTTTGGTATTCATCCAACAAATTTTGCGTTAGCTCGCGCAATTGTGGGAGACAAGAGCGACAATTTAGATGGAGTCCCGGGAATTGGATTAGCGACCGTTGCAAAACGTTTGCCATTCCTTGCAGAAGAAAAGACATATGGTATTGACAAGGTGGTTGAATTCTGCGCGAATGCTAATTCAACCTTAAAAGCATATCAAAACATTGTTGAGAGCGAACCAATCATTAAGGAAAATTATCAGTTGATGCAGCTATATTCTCCAAGTATTTCAGTTCAGAATAAAACTAAAATAAAATCTATAATCAGAGACACTGAATTAACATTTAATAAAACTTCTACAAATGGTATGATGCTGGAAGATGGTATTGGAAAAACAAACTGGAATGATCTTTATACATCTTTCAGAAAAATTGTTGTAGGAAATAAATAAAATATTATGACTATTCATGAGTGTGTTGGAAACACACCACTTATCAAGATAAGTGATAAAATATATGCGAAGTTAGAGACTTTTAATCCTTCAGGATCTATTAAAGATCGGATGGCATATTATATAATAAAGAAAGCTGAAGAATCTGGTGATTTAAGAAAGGGTTATACGATAGTTGAGGCTTCTTCTGGGAATACAGGCATTGCATTTGCTATGTTTGCAGCTGCGTATGGATATAATTGTATTATTATTATGCCTCGCAACATGAGCGCCGAGCGAAAAAAAATGATGAAAATGTTTGGCGCCAAAATAATTGAAGTCGGACATAATGCATTTAAAAGCGCGATAAAAAGAAGGGATAAGCTCGTTCATAACTTTGGCACCTATTGGTCTCCAATGCAGTTTAGTAATAAACATAACACTGAGTGCCACGAAACAATGACAGCCAGAGAGATACTCACACAGGTACCTGAAAACATATCTGCTTTGATTGCTGGGTCTGGAACCGGCGGTACTATTATGGGTTGTCATAATTTTTTGTCGGTGAAATTTCCAGATATGAAAACAGTTCTTGTGAAGCCGTCCGAACCAGCAGAAACCCATGGAATACAAGGCATTAACGATGGTGGTGACTTCTTATGTGACATGTCAAAAGTTGATGATGTAATAGAAATAACAACAAAAGAAGCCAAAGAGAGATCATGTCGTCTTGCCAAAGAAAACGGCCTTTTGGTTGGTATAAGCTCTGGAGCAAATATATTGGCTGCAGAAAAATGGGTTAAAAACAATAATCCGCCTGGTATTGTGGTAACATTTTTATGTGACCGTGGCGAAAGATATTTAAGTTGTTATAATGAAAAAATCAATTAATTTTATGTTATTTTTGCTCCTCCTGGGTGTTGTTCATCAAATCGATGGCGATGCTGTTGTGATTAAATATGAAAAAAGGGGGATAGTAAAATATTCTACAGTTTCTATAGCTGATTCTGTGTGCACTCCACGCGAGGGCCAAAGAGTTTTTTTCTACAAGGACTATAAGATCGTAACTTGTGAAGAGTAAGTTATCTTAAAACACCCTTAGAAAGTGCGACATAATAAAGTTTGCGAAGATATTTAAAGTATGGGCTTTCCATGGAGGCAGTTTAGAGAAG